GTTACAGTCTGCTTTAAAAGATAATTGAGAGGATGTTATGGCTTTCGAACTAATCACTAGACAAGAATACAAAGCCTATCAAGGCATCACAAGCACAAATCATGATGCAGAAATTGACAACCTGATCACGAAGTGCAGCGAATTTGTTAAAACGTACTGCCGCAGACGTTTCATAGACTACTATGATGAAGCAAAAACCCAGTATTTTAATGGCGATGTGCCAAAGTTTATTCTAGCCGAAACTCCTGTTGTGCAGGTACTGGCTGTTGACTACAGTGCAGACTATGGTCAAACTTGGACCACATTAACAGAATACTCCAGCTGGATCTTGCATGAGGATTCGATCGCATGCATCCCTGTTGGTGATTGGCAGCCGCAACTACGTGGCTATCGCGTACAGTATACTGCGGGCTATGAAGTGGTACCTCAAGATTTAAAACTGGCAGTAATGGACTTAGTTACCTACTACCGTCGCAATGATAGTGCAGTACACTCGGCAACAGCGCCTGGTACAAACGGCAGCAAGGTCGAATATATTAATAGTACTAGCTTGCCAGCAAATATTCGTCGTGTATTAGATCAATATGTGTCGGATTATACATAATGGCTAATTATAAAACTGCTGTTGATTTAGCTAAAGCTTTGCAAGCTTATGGTGTTAAAAAAACAACTTCAAAAACCGGGCAAGTATCTCAACTATTGCAGTTAGAAAGATTTAGAAAAGCTTCATTTGACAATTTATTTCCTACAATGTTTTCTTTGCATGGACTAGATATAGAAGAAGCAATAGATAAAGCTGTAAAAGATAAAGATATTACTCCAAATGCAGCGCAATATGCTAAAGATGGCATTTACAGAGCCATGGAACAAATAGCTAATACATATGAAGTATTAGATCAAGCTAAGTTAGCTAGTATTCAATCTAAATTTAGCCTTTTTGTTGATAAATTTAATGAGGGTGGAGCGGATACCTTAAATAGTTCTAAGCAAAAAGAATTAGAAGCTATACTTACTCAAATAAGAAAAGAAGAATTTAAAAGTCCTCTTATAGTTCAGTATGTTAAAGGTAATTCACGTAGGGTTCCTTCCTTAAAAATAGCGTTTACAAGTTTTAAAAACTTACGAGATATAGTTAATAAAGTAATTAAATCTAGTATAGATGCAATATTAAAGGAAAATAGTGTAACTAACTCAAAGTTACTGGATCAAAATTATTTAACTACTAAGATTATAAATTGGGGACATACTCAAGCAATAGCAGGCGATAATAGAACATTTTTATCTGGTAAAATATTAGCAGAATTTTTGTCTATTAGTCCTTTAACTGCAAATATTAAAACTAGTGAATTAAATAGTCTATACTCAACAATAGTTGAAGATTTTGTACAAGTAACTGGCCAAGAAAAAACTAGTATTAAAATAAGTAAAGGCGATTTATCAAAAGGTGATCCTAAGGTTTTAACACTACTAATTGACTCAGGAATATTTCAATTAGTACGAGTTCAGAATAGGGCAGAAAACCAAGGCGACTTATCCAGCCTAGAGGCAAAATGGAATATTGTAGACACTATAGCAAGAAAAAACCTGCTAAGCGCTCTTGGAAAAAGCAATATCCTAGATTTAATAAATAATTTATTAAGAGTCAGATCTTCTCCAAGTACTTTAGAAGATATTGCTGAAACTATTGCTAATACTATATCTGGTAAAAAATTAAGAAATACTAGTAAAGTAATAAAGTTAGTTGATATTATAAATCCTATTAAAAAACAAAGAATAAAGATAAAAATAAAACAAAATAAAACTACAAATTTACGAAAAGCATCAGGAACTATAATAAAAGAAACATCAAACTTAACAGCACTACAAAACTTATTGAATGCCAGCTTAGTAGAACAAGTTAAAAAGAATATGGGCAACGGCAGTCGCCGTGATGTACTTAACTTGCGGACTGGCAGGTTTGCAGAAAGCGTTGAAATTACTCGCATGAGCGAGAGTCGTCAAGGAATGATAACAGCTTTCTATACTTATATGAAAAACCCTTACGCTACATTTAGCGCAGGTGGTAGACAAGAATATCCTCGTAGCAGAGACCCTAAGCTGTTGATTGCTAAATCAATTCGTGAAATCGCTGCTCAACAAGTCGGTAATCGTTTAAGAAGTGTATTGGTATGAGCACTAAAAGAACAAGTATTACGCAAGCTCTAGCCGCTAAGTTTAATACTCTAGACGGTTCGGCACCTTATACAACCAATTTATTTAATAACGCACACGCCAAGTTACGGTTCTGGGACGAAGTAGATCAATTCCCGGCCGTATTTGTTACACCAGGATCGGAACAACGCGACTATTTACCTGGCGATTTTACTTGGGGGTACTTAAATGTGTGTGTGAAAGCTTATGTGCGCGGAGAAGAGCCTCAGCAAGAATTAGAACAGTTGCTAGAAGATTTGGAACTAATAGTAGATGCAAACCGTGTGCTGGAATATAGCACCGGCAAAACTACTACAGAAATCTTGGTTACTTCTATTACCACAGATGAAGGTTTGCTGGCACCATATGGAGTTGGCGAAATAAATTTACAAGTGCGTTATGCACTTTAATGGAGCATGTTAACAAACAGATAATGGTCTAGTTTACAACAAATACTCCATTAATCTTACAGCAAAGGAAAGATAATGGCATCATTGAATCTAGTACGCAATAGTAAAGTATTCTTTACTACAAATGTGGATGCTACCACAGGCGTTATTAAAGAAACAACAAGTAACGGATTTTCAGCATCTAACACATTCGAACTACAAGTATTGGATGGGTTTAGTTTCTCACAAAATACTAATTCGGAACAGATAACAGTTAGTGAAGCAGGTGTATCGCCAGTTCGTGGACAGCGTAGTTTTAATACTAGCCTAGCTCCAGTTGATTGGTCTATGAGCACCTACCTCAGACCAGGTAAAGCCAGCACCAATGTAACAGCAGAAGAAGCTTGTTTGTGGAATGCATTATTTAGTTCACAAGCACTTGCCGCTACTAATACTCTTAGTGCTACTACTTACACAGCACCTACTTGGGACGCTACAACTGGCATCCTTAGTATTAACGGCACAGGAATTACCAGTGACGTAGCAGTAGGTGACGGTATAATTATTTCTGGCATTACTGCAAGCGGCGGTACAACTGCACAGCAAGCTGCAGCAGTTAAGGCTTTTAATGGCCCCGCAACAGTTACTGAAATTACCGGCACAACGCCTAGTATAACAGTAATTAAAGTCCGCCCAGCCAATGCACAGTTTTATACAGCCGGCTCAACCTTGGCTTGGAGTGCAAGCACAGTTTTTGCTAAATCAGGCTGGTTAAGCGCTGCTGGTGTAGCACACGCTGGTACGCATGGCAGTAACGTCAACCAGTTGCAAAAATTTGGTTTGTTAATTATTGTTGATAACGTTACTTATGCAATTGACAATTGTGCACTTAATGAAGCCACAGTTGATTTTGGTCTGGACGGCATTGCAACAGTTCAATGGACTGGTCAAGCAACAGCTCTTAGACAGTTATCAGCAAATCTAGTAGCAACTACTACTGGTGCCAGCACAAGTGCAGCTGGTACAGGTACATTTACTGGTGGCGGAGTAACTGGTACATCCAATTATGCTCCAAAAACTACTGGCCCTGGCTTTATCACTAATAAGTTAAGTACTTGCAGCTTAAAAACTGTTAAAGCTCTTGGCGACGCTACTGCAGGTCAGGCTTACTATGTAGCCCTAACTGGTGGAAGCTTTACCATTAGTAATAATATTTCTTATGTTACACCTGCAATTGTTGGTGTAGTTAATCAAGCTGTAACTTATTACACTGGTACACGTAGTATTTCCGGTTCTATTAACGCATACCTGAATACTGGTGCAGCAGCTGATACCACTAATTATCAAGCCGGTGGTACTGGTAACCTGTTAAAAGACATGCTGAAATCGGCTGCAACTGTAACAGAGCCAATGTTTGAGTTAGAAATTGCTATTGGCGGCAGCAGCAATAGTACTCGCGTGGAATTAAGCATGGGTTCGGCTACTATAACCGTTCCTTCTATTAACACTGAACAAGTTGTTAGTACCTCGATTAATTTCACCGCTGTTCCTAGTGTAACAGCCTCCAGTACTCGTGCATTTGATCTTGGAAACACCAACGATCTAGCCGTACGTTACTACAGCGCAACAACTAACATTAACGCAGCCTAATATTTTAAATTAAAAACACAAGGGGTAACACCCTTGTGTTTTTCAATAAGGACAAACTAAGTGTCAAATCTTTCTCTAAAAACTTTACTAGTTCCCAGCAAAACCGTTCAAGTAGAATATCCTGGTATGCCTGGGTTTATGGTTGATGTGTGCTTTTTAAGTCGTGAAACACTGCAAAACATTCGCAAAAAAGCCACAAAAACCAGCTTTAAAAATCGTCAGCCAATTGAAGAACTGAACGATGAGCTATTTCTAGAGCTGTACGTAAAAGCCAGTATCAAAGGCTGGAGCGGTCTAACACTTAAGTACCTGGAACAACTAGCCCCTGTTGATGTTGGTAGTGAAGATCTAGAAACCGAACTAGAATACACCGAAGAAAATGCGCTGTACTTAATGAAAGCCAGTACAAACTTTGATGCTTTTATTAGTGAACAGGTAACAGACTTGGGAAACTTTTCCAAGAGCAAACCGAATTAATTTACAGTAAATTAGAAAACTATCTCAAAAACTCTCAAGTTTCGATGACCAAGGAACAGTACCTTGAAATGTGCGAAATGTTGGGCACGGAACCTGTAGACGCAGAGATACCTGTAGATTTCACAGATTTTCCTGAGCTGGTACAGCAAACGCTAAACTTATACAACTTACTCCTAGATCACTGGGACGGTATGAGTGGAGTATTTTTTGGCAAACGGCTAGACGGTATATTTGACATATTCAAAATATATGATTTGGTTGGTTACGAACAACTGTATGCACTCAATATAATAAAATTTTTGGATTCGGTTCGCAGCAAGATTTACGCAGAACAGCGCGAACAAC